CAGCGAAATGTTTGGTAAAACAATAGACTCTGACGGCTATCAGCGAGAAACTACAGTGTTATCTCCACAATCACCTTATGCTATCGCCAAAGTAGCAGCACATCACAAGGTAGGATTATATCGAGATGCATATGGAATTTTTGCTTGTTCAGGCATATTATTCAATCATGAAAGCGAAAGGCGTGGAGAAAAATTTGTTAGTCGCAAAATAACCAAATGGGTTGCAGAATTTAAAAATCATTTGAATGACGGCGGTGACGATGAAGTATTTCCTAAGTTACGCCTGGGCAATTTAGATGCTGCGCGTGACTGGGGCTATGCTCCAGATTATGTCGAAGCTATGTGGATGATGATGCAAGAAGAAAAGCCCGACGACTTTGTGATTGCTACCGGAATTAGTCGAACGGTACGCGATTTTCTACGCATGGCATTTAGTTATATAGATATAGAAGACTGGGAAAAATATGTGGTTATTGACCCCAAGTTCTATCGTGACGCTGAAGTTAAATTTTTGCATGGAGACGCGAACAAGGCAAAAGAGAAATTGGGATGGACGCCTAAAACGCCTCTCTCGGAAATGGTAAAGCGCATGATAGACGCAGACATAAAGATATTGCAATGCTCGAACCCTATACCATCATAAGAGACACGCGCGAAAAGGATGACAAAGGATGGGTATTTAAGTCTTCCAAATATTGCGCTGGTACAATTGAAGAAAAATTAGATACAGGTGACTATTCCTTATATGGATGGGCACAGCATCTATGTATAGAGCGCAAGGGAAGTGTTGCTGAGTTTGCAAAGAATTTAGTAGAAGATAGATTTTTAAGAGAGCTAGATAGGATGCTAGACTATCCTTGGAGATATATTTTACTAGAATTTGAATTGTCTGACTTGCTTGAATTCCCCAAAGGCACAGATATCCCTAAGCGACGTCAACGCTTTATGAAATTACGCGGACCATTTCTATTAAAAACTTTTATTGAGATACAACAGAAATATAAAATTCCAATGTTATTTTGTGGAGATAAAGGACAAGAAGTTTGCTCTAGTATCTGCAAAAGATTTATAGAGGCACACAATGAATGATGGCGTAGCTCCTGGACCACCAGAGTCTAAAATAGCATTCAAAGATAAAGCCCATATAGAGAGGCTTTTACATCATGCCCATCTTTCTTTGGGCGATACGGACAAAATTCAATTCCGTAATATGCTTACAGACCCTGACCATGAGTACGATAATCCTATTTCAGAGTTTCTCGACTATATGAGAAAGCCAGACAACTTCTGGTTCACCTGTAAGTATCTTTTTAATATCGACCTTCTTCCATTTCAATTAGCTCTTCTACAAGAACTATGGGTTCGAAAATTTCCTATGCTGATTGCAACACGCGGTGGAGGTAAAACATGGATATTGTCTTTATATGCAGTAATGAGAGCCATCTTCCATCAAGGCTGTAAAGTAATTGTTGTAGGCGCGGCCTTTCGTCAATCCAAGCTTCTCTTTGAATATATGGAAGGATTTTACAAAGGCTCTCCGGTCTTTAAGAATATGGTTGGCTCCGGTAAAGGAATGGGGCCAAAAAGAGATATTGACCGATGTAATTTTTATATTGGCAGTAGCGAAATCATTGCTATCCCATTGGGTGACGGAACCAAAATTCGTGGTTTACGTGCCAATTATATTATTGCTGACGAATTTGCTTCTATTCCACAGGAAATTTTTGAAGTTGTTATTAAAGGCTTTGGTTCTGTAGCCGCTAATCCTGTCGAACGAGTTAAAGAAGAGGCACAGGTCGAAACCTTGCGTAAAATGGGAATGTATGATATAGCAGAAGACATAGAAGATGAAGCAGACTTTGGCAACCAAACAATTATTTCTGGCACCGCCTATTATGCCTTTAACCATTTCTATGATTATTTTTTAAGACAAAGGCATATCGTCCAAAGCAAAGGCAATCAAAATTATTTAGAAGAGCATGTATTTAAAGGACCTATGCCAGAAGGATTTGATTGGACTCAATATAGTGTTATACGATTACCCGCAACAACGCTTCCTAAAGGTTTTATGGATAAATCACAGCTTCTACAAGCTCGGGCTATGTTAAACACTACTAGGTATGCAATGGAATATGAAGCTGTATTTGCTAAGGACTCCGAAGGGTTTTATCGTCGTAGTCTAATAGAGAGTTGTGTTACTAATGACCCGATTATGTTACCGAGTGGCGATAACGTAGAATTTGATGTTATGCTGACAGGGAACCCCAACAAAAAATATGTGTATGGAATTGACCCCGCATCTGAAACTGATAATTTTTCTATTATTATTTTAGAGATTAATGGTTCTCATAGACGGGCAATATACTGTTGGACATGTAATAGACAGCTTATGAGAGAAAGACTCAAATCTAAACAACAGACCAACTTACAAAGCTTTTATAGTTATTGTGCGCGCAAAATTTTAGATTTAATGAAAGTATTTCCAACTGACCATATTGCTATTGACGCGCAAGGAGGAGGTATTGCAGTCATGGAAGCCCTTCACGATATATCTAATTTACATGATGGAGAACAACCTCTCTGGCCATATATACGACATAAAAACGACGAGAAAAATCCATTTTACTGGGAAAAGACTAATAAGCCGTCAGATGGCGAAGCCGGTTTGCATATTCTGCATATGATTGAATTTGCGAAAGCAGAGTTCACGCATAGCGCAAACCATAATTTGCGAAAAGACCTGGAGACAAGGTCCTTATTATTTCCTAAGTTTGATACTGTCCTGCTATCTGAAGCAATAATTGAAGACAAGAAATACGAAAGATATTATGATACACTAGAAGATTGTGTAATAGAAATTGAAGCGCTCAAAGACGAATTGACAACCATTGAACATTCTCAAACACCAAGCGGTAGAGATAAATGGGATACTCCAGCAACCGTTGAGGCTGGAGGAAAAAAGGGCAGAATGCGAAAGGACAGATATTCTTCCATACTTATGGCAAATGAGGTTTGTCATGTCATGGAGCATCAATTAGAAGGACAGCCATATATTCATGCCGGAGGATTTGCGGGGCAGATAAATAAAGGCAAAGATGGTCCTCTGTATACTGGCCCACAGCATCTTGTGGGACAAATGAATGGCATTTATGGAATAGGCATAAGACGAAATTAATGGTGTATTATACAATAGTATTGCAATGCTAATGCAATTTAATTGTATATGCCGCTTTCAAAAGGACACAATAAATAATGGCACAGCGAAAAGACCCCCTGAAAACAAATAATATCTCCCAATCTCATCTTTCCCAAGGATTGGCATTTGTAACTTTTGACCCCTCAAAGCCCGATGAAGCACAAAATGCCTTAGACAAATCACAAGCCCTGCAAGGATATCAAGCTGTGGCCACGCGCACGCGCTGGGAAGATGTTCATACTAATACTTCTGTGCGCAATGAATTTCGGCGTAGCGATTATGAGTCATATCGCCCAGGAGAAACTGTTCCCGTTGAGCGACGCGAAGTTCAATCTACATGTAATCGAGCATATAGAAGAGTCGGGATTGTAAGAAATGTTATTGATTTGATGTCTGACTTTGGTTCTCAGGGCGTAAAAGTTCATCATCCAAATAAGCGCATACAACGCTTTGCTCGTCGCTGGTTCAAGCATAAGGTTAGAGGTCATACGGTAACTGAAAGATTTTTGAATTATTTCTATCGCTTGGGCACCGCTGTTGCACAACGTCGCATGGCTAAAATTGCTATGTCAGAAGAAAGGCGTCTGGCCATAGCGGGTGATGATATTTTGAAGCCGACGGAAAAATCACCTCAATCGCTAAAAACTCAAAAGCGCAATATTCCAAGCGGCTACAATTTTTTAAACCCTATGTCTTTAGAGGTTGCTGGTGGAGAACTTTCTCAATTTATAGGCAAAAGAGAATACGCTCTAAAGATTACTGCTTCTCTACGTATGAAAATACAGACTCCACAGAGTGAAATGGATAGACAGCTTATTGCAATTCTCCCCAAAGATTTAAAAGCGGCAGCCATGCGCGGAGATGAACTTTTACCTCTAGATAATAGCAGACTATCCGTTCATGGATATAAACAAGATGATTGGGAGCCTTGGGCATCTCCTATGCTAGAGGCTATTTTGGATGACTTGATTCTTTTAGAAAAAATGAAATTAGCCGACCTCGCTGCTTTAGACGGTGCGATTTCACAGATTCGAATTTGGAAGCTTGGGGACTTGGACAAAGGCCTATTGCCTACCGACGCAGCAATCTCAAAATTAGCCGATATCCTACTCAGCAATCCTGGGGGTGGCTCATTTGACCTAATTTGGGGACCAGAGCTTAATTTTGAAGACGCTTCCACAAACGTTCACCAATTTTTAGGTGGAAGTAAATATGAGCCTGTATATGACGCTATCCATAGCGGAATGGGTGTGCCCGCTACTCTTACAGGCAGCATGCATGATGGAGGAGCCACCAATAATTTTATTGCTTTGCAAACTTTAGTGCAGCGCCTAGAATATGGTAGAGAGGCCGTCACATGTTTCTGGGAGCAAGAATTAGAACTATTGCGTCAAGCCATGGGGTGGCAAAAGGCTCCAACGATTTCCTTTGATAATATGATTTTAAAGGACGAGGCAGCACTAAAAGCGTTGTTAATTCAGGCCTGGGACCGTAATATTATTAGTGATGAGTTGCTGATAGAAAAATTGGGCGAA